GTATTAATTTACTAGAGGATTTTTATATGTCCATACTGATTGCCCACTATCCCAATACATTTTATATTTGTTATTAAACATATTTTCTCTTTCACTTAAATTCTCATCATATATTTTCAATTGATTTTTTAATTTATGTTTTTGAAAATTCATTCTATTATAACTAATAACTCCATTAGTCCATCTATACCCAGGTTTACTATAATGAGAAAATGTAAACCCTAAATTGTTATATACATTACCTTCACTATACTGTCTATCCGCATAGGAAATAACTGTATTTGGATGGTGAATACTAATAAAATATTTAAATAATTTAGATGATCCTCCTACAACATTATATCCAATTTTCGTGCATAATCTAATAAGTTCCCATTCATTTTGTTTATCAAATCTAGGGGAACCTAAAGATATTATTTGTATCAATTCGCCATTATAGTATAGACCGTATTTTAATTTAGATTGAGAGTATCCTGAAATATGATTTTCCTCACAAAAAGATTTACATATTTCAGTTGATATTTCTTTTACTAAACATTGTCTGGCAAAAATTCTATTTGATTTTTGTATTTTATTCAATATCATTGATTTGCATATATGTTTTTTAGATATCCATTGTTCATCAGTAAATTGGAATAATGAAATGTCTTTATTTTTACACTGTTCTGTTTTAATTAAATGCCTATCAGTTTCTATAGTAGAGGAATGCCAATATAGTCCATTAATTTCCAATGCAAATCTATATTGTGGTAGATATACATCAAGTTCTAAATTACTATTATTTAAAATTCCCTTAACATTAGTTAATACTTCTACATTATACTCATTTAAAAACTCACTTAATTCTTTTTCATGAGAACTTCTATTACAATAATATTGAATTTCTATATTATGTTTAATTAAATAATCTATTACTGTTCCATAATATACATTCAAATTTTCCGCTATTTGTGTAGATGTCAAATTTTTAGTTACATATTCATTATGCATATACTCATAGTTTAATAATTTATTCAATGCATCAGGATTGGTTTTTTCTAATTTAGATTTAGACAATATAGTTTTAATTTCTTTTCTCTGGGAATTGAATTCATGGCCATATTTTTCTTTATTAGTTTCTTTCATTTTTCTAACTTTTTCAGTTTGATCAATGAATTTAAATTTGCTCGTATCTTTATTCTTATCTTTTAAATAACATCTTCCTGAACAATATTCAGATAGTTCTTTTCTATCATTTAGGTGTTGGTGTTCATTTCCGCAAGTTTTACATTTTAATAATGATGTATATCCTGCGGAAATAAATTTAAGTCTAGTTGTTAAATTAGTAGACAAATCTAAATAATGAGATAAATTTAATACTTCATCATATAACGAAGTGTCTTTATTTTTCAGAACAATTAATTTGCGTTGTTTTACGTTAGGAATTAATTGTTCAATTTTCTCTACTAATTCTCTCATTATTACCTCAATGGTATCATCGGTCCTAGCCATTTGCATTTATCACAATGATATCTAACTGGCGCGACTATTTTTAATCTATTATTTTTACATGATGGACATAAAATACCTAAATCTACTACTATAGGTGGTTTATTAATTCTATTTCACCCTATAAATCCAAGGATAATTCCTATAATAAAATATATCATTTAACGGGTAAACCAATATACACATACCAATAAAATTATGATAAATGACAGATCATCCACTATAAAAACTCGCTCCCAAAATAAGTAATCCAATAACAATTAGAAATAATACATAGATAAATGCCACTGAATTCTCATATTTATTCAGTTCATCAAATATTTTCTTACCATTCAACATCAATATATCCTAACTCAGCCAGAGAATTAAATTCTGTCCCATTCACTACAACATTATTCTGAATATGCCAATGTCCATGAATCCACATCTTAGGTTTATTAATATCCCAAATCATTTGCAGAGCATGTCGAGTTACACTATTCCAATCAGAAAAATTTCTATAATCCGCATCTAAGTTATAACAGAATGATTCTGGGCAATCATGAGACACGATAATATCCAGAGGCTTCTTTATTTTTTCAACTTTCCTAATAATTTTATTCAATTCTTTATATGATAGTTGCTCATCTGGCCACCATGATACACCTTCTAATCGCCTTTGTCTATCAATAGAGAACGCTCCACCAATGAATAAGCATGATTTCTTATTGCCAGGACTATTATCAGCTAATCCAGTCGTCATTCTCCCATCAGGAATCCATTTAAGATATGGACTATCTTTATATTGCTTGCAGACATCGGGACTATCATGATTTCCGCGAATGAAATAATGCTTACCTTTAAGGTTAATTAATTCTCTATATTTAATGTCAAATCCCATGCCAAAATCACCAACTTGAATTGATTTTCCATCTGGACTATCATTAGCAATTTTTACATATTCAGAAATTTTTCCGTGAATATCTCCAATAAATCTCAATATATTCTTCCTTTTAAAATATTAGATTGATAAATATGTATATAACATATACAGATCGCAAAATTAATGCGACGATCATAATTACTTTTTAGGGGGAAATCGTCATTCCCCTAATTTTTTAGGAGTATACCATGTCAGCTTTAGATAGTCAACCTTCAAACTATAATTTTTTATCATCAACCGGATTTACGTTTTTCGTAAAGAAACTCCCCACAACTAATTTCTTCACAGAGAGTGTGAATATACCAGGGAGAAGAATTACATTGGTCCAACAGTCAACACCTTTTATTAACATTAATGTAAATGGAAATAAGATGGTTTATAATGATTTGACTGTTACATTTATAGTAGATGAAGATTTGGAAAATTATTTGGAAATTTCTACTTGGCTAGATGGATTGGGTGGGCCGGAGAGTTACCAGCAGCGCGCAGAACTCATTAGTAAAAATTGGAAAGGTGAAGGTAAGGAATCTGATTGTATTATTAATATTTTAACTAACACTAAAAATCCTAATGTAAGAGTTACTATTTTAGATGCATTTCCCACATCATTATCAGATTTTATTCTTTCATCCACCCAAACATCAGAGGAACATGTTGTTGCAACTGCGACATTTAAATATAAAAACATAAAAATTGAAAGAGTATAAGAATGAAATTAGATGATATTATTACATTATGGGAAGAAGACACTAAAATAAATCCAGAGGATATTGGGGGAGAAACGTTAAACACTCCAAAATTACATAGTAAATATCTAAAACTATTCGCCAATGAATCTGCATTACTAAAAAAATATAAGGCAGATCATAAAAGATTATACAGAATTAAATGGGAATATTATCTAGGATTACTTAGTATAGACCAATTAAAAGAATTAAATTGGGAACCATTTCAATTTAAAATTCTAAAATCTGAATTACCTATGTATTTGGATGGTGATGAAGATGTATCACAACATCTAATAAAAATGGAAATGCAGCAGGAAAAAGTTAATTTACTGGATCAAATTATTAAATCTATTAATAATAGGAATTTCGTATTTAAGAATTATATTGATTGGAAAAAATTTGAGAATGGAGTTGCCTAGATCATGACCTCAATTACGATTAATTATTTCAATGAAGTTTATATCAAAGTTACATCTGAACCTCATGTTGAACAAGAATTATCTGAGTTACTAACATATGAAATTCCTGGTAGTAAATTTATGGCCAGAAAAAATCCACGATATAAAAATTGGGATGGAAAACTAAAATTATATTCCAAGCAAACCAAGAAAATATATTATGGATTATTAGATAAAGTCATAGAATATGCACAGGATAATTCATATGAGATAGTTAATAATCTTCCTAAAGTGGAAGTTAAAATGAATCAAGTTTCCACAGAGGAATTTATTGATTTTATAAAACTTCCTGTCACTCCTAGAGATTATCAAGTAGCAGCATTTCTGGATTGTGTCAATAGCAATCGGCGTCTAATTGTCAGCCCCACAGGATCAGGCAAATCATTATTAATTTATATGTTATCCAAATATTATTTAATGGAGAATAAGGATAATAAAGTATTAATTATTGTTCCCACAACTAACTTGGTGGAACAGATGGCTGGGGATTTCCTGAATTATGGATATACAGAAAATGTTCATAAAATTTATTCTGGAAAAGAAAAGAATACAGAAGATACTATAACTGTATCCACATGGCAATCACTACAGAATATTGATCCTGAATGGTTCAAACAGTTTACCACGGTGTTTTTCGATGAGGCACATACCTGCAAATCACGTGTTCTAAGCTCCATACTTTGCTCTCTGGTGGACTGTAAGTATCGCTTTGGGTTTACTGGCACCCTCCAATCAGAGGAAGTGAATATATTAGTATTAGAGGGATTATTCAATACTCACAATAAAGTTATTACCAGTAAAGAACTAATGGATCGGGGAGAGTTAGCAGATTTATCAATTGATATTATAATGCTTAACTATGATGAAATCACTAAGAAAATGACTAAGGATTTTGAATATCAGGATGAAATCAATTTTCTAATTTCTCATAGAAAAAGAAATTCGTTTATATCTGGATTAGTTCAATCTCTGAAAGGCAATACTTTAGTATTATTTAATAGGGTAGATGGTCATGGGAAATTACTATTTGATTTATTGAAAGATAAGATGGAAAATGTATATTTTCTTCATGGAAAAGTTGACGTTAAAGATCGTCATGGCACTATACAAAAGGTTGACAATCTTGAAAATTCTGTTATAATAGCATCATATGGAGTATTTCAATTAGGGATTAATATACCTAATCTGAATAATGCAATTTTTGCAAGTCCATCTAAATCTAAAATTAGAAATCTTCAATCAATCGGAAGAATTCTTCGTATATCTTCAAAGAAAAATACTGCTAAATTATACGATATAGCCGATAATTTAGCATATAAGGGTAAGAATAATTTTACATTAAATCATTTGTTTGAAAGGGTTAAAATTTACAATGACGAAGAATTTAAATACCGAATCCATCAATACACCATTGGATGATATTGATGATATTGATGAAGATGAACAGATGGAGGATACCGATGAGGAATCTTCCGATGAAACTACCGAGCAATCAGTAGATTTTCCATTTTTTCCTATGGTCGTTAAATTGATGACTGGTGATGAATTATTAGTTAGTAATTTATCACGAAATGGTAATTATATGATGGCAATTAATCCATATGTAGTTACTCGCCAGATTATTAATAATACTCCTGCATTATTTCTATTGAAGTGGATGCCATATACTTTAACTAGGAGTTTTCTATTCAGCCCAACATCAATTTTAACCGTCAATATGCCCAATGAAGAAATATTATCACACTATAAAACTTGTCTAGAAGAGGAAACTATGGATGAATTTCAAGTCACAACAAACAATTACTCCCACGCGATTAACTAAACCTAGAAATCATTACATCAATAATAAGAAATTTCTAGATGCATTTATTAAATATCAAAATGAGATTAAACGGTGTCAGGAAAATAATCTTACTGTCCCAGCTATTCCCAATTATATTGGTGAGTGTATCTTATTATTGGCGAATAAGTTAGCACAGAAGTCAAATTTCTGTAATTATCCATTCAAGGAAGAAATGATATCTGATGGAATAGAAAACACTTTTCTATATCTACATAGTTTCAATCCTGAGAAATACGATAATCCGTTTGCCTATTTCACTGAGATTATTAAAAATGCATTCATCAGACGAATCCAAAAAGAGAGAAAACAGACGTATATCATTCATAAGATAACAGAATTTCAGACATATTCAAATCTGAGAACTGAAAATCCCTCGGAAATGAATGATGATGATTTTGTTGAGAGTTATGAGAATATGTTAAGTGAAAAGCGACGCAAGGCAAAAGAACGCCAGAAAGAAAAAAAGATGGCGAAAGATGAAAATAGTTCTTGACACCCTCTTTTTTAAGTTGTATACTAAACTGTGGTTTTATGAATAAGAATAAGGAATAACTGTTAATGACTATAATCAATAAGGAAATGGGTAACATTCCACCTATCATTGGGCAATATATTAGAAACATGTTTGATCCAACAATACGTGAACATGTTAGAGATAATTACCGTGATAATATACATTCTGTATTAGAAGTATGTCAGGAAGCTATCAAGGAATTTGATAAGAAAAAATCACATAATAAAATCTTTGGTAATAATAACAAGAATAGAAAATAATACTGATGGCTAATGAAAATAAAATAGCTATTCTAGGTGATCTTCATTGGGGTGCTAGATCAGATAGTATTCATATTATCAATCACTTCAATAATTTCTTTAGTAAAGTATTCTTTCCTGAATTAAATAGACGTGGTATCACTAAGATCATTCAATGTGGTGATTTAGTTGATAGACGTAAATTTATCAACATTAATACTGCTCATGCTATTCATGAATATTTTACCAATGAAATAGAGAAGAGAAACATTTCCCTGGATATTATTATTGGAAATCATGATACCTTCTATAAGGGAACGAATAGTGTTAATGCATTAAATATCCTCTATAGAAATGTCCCTGATAATATTAAGTATTATTCATCACCAGCAGAAGTTATTATTCAGGATAAACCATTCCTATATGTTCCCTGGATATGTGATGATAATGAAAAATTATCCTATGAGTTTATCCATAATTCTAAATCTGACTATATGATTGGTCATCTGGAATTATCTGGGTTTGAAATGAATAAGGATAATTTTTCCGAGGAAGGTATGTCACATAGAATACTCAGTAAATTTAAACAAGTATTCACAGGACATTATCATCATAAATCAACAATTGATAATATCACATATGTTGGAACTCCATATGAAATAGTATGGTCGGATTATGATGATCCACGTGGATTTATTATATTGGATTTGAATACTGATGAAACAGAATTTATTCAAAATCCTCATTGTTTATTTCATAGAATAATTTATGATGAGAAAATTATTAAAAATGATACATTTCCCTATGATAAGTATAAAAATACTTATGTCAAAATTGCCGTAGTTAGCAATAAGAGAAAACATAAGTTGGATGAATTTCTTGATAACTTCAATAAAGTTGAAACAATTGATCTACAGGTTATTGATGAAAGTGTATTATTAGATACCGATGTAAATGTTGATATGGAACAGATAGAAGATACCTATACCATAATAAACAATTACGTAGATAAAATTGAAATAGAAGATAAGTCAATGATTAAACAAGAGTTAATCAATCTGTATAATGAAGCAATTCAATTGAATAAGGAATAATATATTATGATTGATAAAATGAAAATGACGGATAATACATTGCTAGGTATAGAAGGGCAATGTCCTAGATGTAAAAGTTATTCTGGGGATAGTTGGGCATGTCCAGGTGGAAAATGTCCATTAACAATGTCACCACATTTTGATTCAGAAACACAATCTCACTATGCGATAAACCTTATTAAATATAAAATAGAAGGGTAATATAATGGAACCTTATAAATATAGAAGTAATTTTATTTGTATTGATACAACCAATCAAATTTATGAGGCTTATATTTTGAGAGTGGGTAAAATAAACCCATATACTAATATATGTTATCAAGCTAGTGTTATTAATAAAGCACTAAATGAATATTTAGTAAAAATATATGATCATACTGCATATGGTGGTATAGTAGACACAGATATGCTTATTAATAATAAAATTACTGATGCATCACATAAAATTGTTGATATGAATATCTCAGGAAATAAACTTTATGTTGGAATAAAATTACTTAATAATCATCTTGGTTCAATAATTAAATCACTTTATGATAACGATATCACATTAGTTCCAATATTATCTATGTCTGTTGTAGATAATTTTAAAGTTAACACAATAAATTTTCCCAAGGATATTACTATTGATAGTGTTAATATTGGAATAGAAACACCAAATGCACATTAATTTTGAAAAAATTAAATTTAAGAACTTTCTTAGTTCAGGTAATACCTTTACAGAAATTTATCTTAATAAAAACAAACATACATTAATTGTTGGTAAAAACGGTAATGGTAAAAGTTTATTAATTGAGACTATTTGTTTTGCATTATTCAATAAACCATATCGTAATATCAATAAACCACAATTGGTAAATTCCATCAATGGTAA